TTTTGCAAGAATATAAAGGAGCAGAATAGTGCCAGCAATTATTGACGGCTCAGTTGGTAGCCAATTCCCAACAACAATAGGTGTGGGTAACGCTACCCCATCTACTAGCGGTGCTGGTATTACATTTCCAGCTACTCAATCAGCAAGCACAGACGCTAATACGCTAGATGATTATGAGGAAGGGACTTGGACACCTACTCTTACAACTGCTGGTGGTTCAGCACCAACAGGAATTGGGTATGATTTTAGGTCAGCAACCTATACAAAAATTGGTAACAGAGTAATTGCTCGTTTTGGTTTTAAATTAAATGCTATATCTTCTGTTGGTTCAGGTGAAATTACTGTTACTGGATTGCCTTTTACATCATTTAATTATGGTTCGTGGCAACAAGATTCTTTTGCAGTAAAAGCGGCTTATTTTGTGAGTGCGGCAACAATAGAAAATGGACTTGTAGGTTGGGTTAATGATGCGTCAACTCAAGTATATTTTAGAACAGGCAATAATGATGGTTCGGTAGCCGCTTCCCAAATACAAAGCACCACAGCAATTGGTGCTGTAATCGTATATCAAGTTTCTTAAAGGTTAATTATGGCACTTACAGAACGCACAGAAATAGACCAAATTGAGATTGTTCGTGACTGGAACATCCAAGTCCGTCAGGCTACCATTATTGAACGAGATGGTGAATTTGTATCTCGCACTTTTCATCGTTGGGTATTAACTCCTGATTCCGACATTAGCGACCAAGAACAAAAGGTTAAAGATATTTGCAATGCGGCATGGACACCCGAAGTTCGCCAAGCATACGAAACATTTAAAGTTGAACAAGCCCAAAGGATGAAACCATGAACTTAGCTGGTGCAGAACTGCAAGATGCCGATGGGAATGTGATGACACAAGCTGATGCGTTTATAGCTACTTTGCCGTGAGTGAAGCTGAATTAAAACTCCTAAGCCACGAAGAAGTCTGTAAGGTTAGATATGAGCAGATTCATGCTCGATTGAAAAGACTAGAACAGATTCTCCTCGGTACTGCTGGTTTTATCATTATAACATTATTGACTCTAGTGCTTAAATGAGACCAATATCGGTTGGTAAAAACTTAGTAGCTAATACTAAGACTACTTTGTACACAGTTCCTTTACAGAATATTGGTAAGTGGAATCTGTTATATGCTGTAAACAATTCTTCTCAAGCAAAGAATTTTAGTGCATGGTGGTATGACTATAGCACCAATACTGAAATTGAAATTGTTAAGGATTATCCATTAACTGCTAAGTCATTCTTAAAGCTCGATGGTGGGGCATATACGCTATTAGAAGAACGAGATGAAATCAGAGTTCAATCTGAAACTGGTTCTACAGCATCGGTGGTAGTTACGATAGAGCAAGAATATACATCTGTTAAACAACATGGGGGTTAAGAATGAAAAAAGCTAAAGGTATGGCAAAGGTTGGTAAAGTAATGCGTGAGTACAAAGAAGGTACTCTGCATAGCGGTAAAAAAGGTCCAGTTGTTAAATCTCGTAAACAAGCTATTGCCATCGCTTTAAGTGAGGCTAATATGTCTAAGCCAAAGATGATGAAGAAAGCTGGTAGAGGTCGCTAATGAAACAGGGTCTCTATGCCAATATCGCAGCCAAGCGTCGTCGCATCAAGGCTGGTTCAGGCGAGAAGATGAGAAAGCCCAACACTAAAGGTGCGCCAACGGCTAAAGACTTTAGAGACGCCGCTAAAACAGCTAAAAAGAAGAAATAATGCCTAAGAAGGAATACCAGAATCCTGAAGGCGGTTTAAACGCCAAAGGAAGGGCTTATTTCAAGCGAACTGAGGGCGCTAACCTCAAACCTCCAGTTTCGGCTAAAGCGGCTGCAAAGTCCCCTAAAGCAGCTAAAAGGCGTAAGTCTTTCTGTGCAAGGATGGGCGGTGTTAAAGGTCCAATGAAGGACGAAAAAGGTAGACCAACAAGAAAAGCATTAGCACTCAAGAAATGGGACTGTGATTAATGGCAACTACAACATATTTACAAGCAGTTAATAGCGTACTCCGTCGCCTTCGGGAGAATGAAGTATCGACTGTTAATGAAACAGCCTACAGTAAAATGATAGGCGAATTAGTCAATGATGCTAAATCGTCTGTCGAAGCTGCTTATGGCTGGAATGCTCTTTCTGAGACATTGACTGCAGTTACGACAGCAGATATATTTAGTTATGTACTGACAGGCTCTGGTGTGCGGTTTAAGGTCTTAAATGTCATTAATGACACATCAGATACTTTCTTGCGTCTTGCACCAACTTCGTATATGACACAACAGTTTTTGCCTACAAGTCCGCAGAAAGGCGCTCCACAATATTATAACTTCAACGGACAAGACTCTAATGGCGATACTTTAGTGGATTTGTTTCCGATTCCAGATACTGCCTACACAATTCGATTTAATGTCATATTACCACAACCAACTCTAACTTCTGACAATACAATTATCAAAGTTCCTGCCGATGTGGTAATCCTAAATGCTTATGCTAGAGCAGTTGTTGAGCGTGGTGAAGATGGTGGATTACAGTCTTCAGAAGCTTATGCTTTAGCTCGTAACTTAATGGCTGATTATATTGCCCTTGAGTCCAATCGTTATGTTGAAGATACTAACTGGGTTCCAAGTTGAGCAAGCAAATTGTTACATCTTCTATATCAGCACCGGGCTTTGCAGGACTAAATCTTCAGGATGCTCCAACCTCGTTAGAGGCTGGTTTTGCATTAGAAGCGAATAACTGCATTATTGATAAGTTTGGTCGTATTGGCGCTAGAAAAGGCTGGACAACCTATCTACCTTCCAATGCTGATTTAAGCACTGCGTCGGTTAAGACGATTGCACAAATATTATCGCCAACAGCCAACAACAATCAATTGTTTGCAGCTGGTAACAATAAGTTATTTCTGTCGACTGGTAGTGCATTAAGCCAAAAGTTAGTGCGTAATAGCACTGACACAGGAAATGCAACCTATACGATTAGCGATAATCACTGGCAAGTAGCGTCATTGCCTAATGTCACTACCGCTAGAGCAAGAGCTGTTGTAGTACAAGCAGGACATAAAGCACTATACTTTAATTATTCTGCTGTTACGAGTTCGTATATATTTCAGGTTTTAGGAGATTTAGCAACATTACCAGTAACGCCAATTGCACATACAAGTAGTACTTTTACTCCGAATTGTGCATTAGCAGCATACGGCAGAATCTGGGTTGCAGATATTGCTGGAGATAGACAAACTGTTTACTTTAGTGATTTAACTGACCCACTGAACTTCCAAACAGGAACTGCTGGTTCGTTAAACATTTCTGAAGTAGTTGGTGATGGAGACCCCATTGTAGCATTAGCATCTCACAATGGTTTCTTGATTATATTCTGTCAGAACCGTGTAGTAGTGTATAGTTCAGCGCAAGACCCCGCTAGTATGTTCTTAGCTGATGTGGTTAATGGTATTGGCTGTGTGGCTAGAGATTCAGTACAGAACACAGGCACTGATGTTGTCTTCTTATCAGCTACTGGTGTTCGAAGTTTTACACGAACCATTCAAGAGAAATCCATGCCAATGCGTGATATTTCTAAGAATGTTCGAGATACTTTATTAAATAGTTTAACAAATACTTCAGATTTAAAAACTATTAAGTCTGGGTACTCAAGCATAGAAGCTGCGTATGTATTGTCTTTTTCGGAAGATGATATTGTTTATTGTTTTGATATGAGAGGAGCATTACCTGATGGGTCTGCTAGAACTACAACTTGGACTACTATCACACCTACAGCGTTCTGCACAACTGCAAACAGAGAATTTCTTATCGGGAAAGCGGGATATATTGGGTTGTATAATGGACACAGCGATAACGGCAGCCCTTACCGCATGGTGTATTATTCCAGCTATTTCGACTTCCAACAACCAACTTTATCCAAAATATTAAAGAAAGTTGAGATGTTAGTCTTGGGCGCACAAAACCAAGACATTGTACTAAAATGGGATTTTGATTTTAAGAAAGCATATCAGTCTTCTACAATTACTGTAGACCCAACCAGTATTGCAGAGTATGGTATTGGACAGTATAATATAGATAACTATTCCGGTAGTATTATTATCTTTAATTTAAATTTAAATGCCGGTGGAACCGGTAAAGTTTTACAGTTAGGATTTGAAACAGATATTGATGACAACGCTGTCTCAATTCAGAAAATAGACTGTTTTGTTAAATCAGGGAAAACACTATGAGTTTAGCATTGGTACAGAAGATTGAAAAACAGTTTTCTAAAAACTGTGCTTCGTGTATGCAAAATTTACCATTAGAGCTATTCCATAAAAATTCCCAACAAAAAAGTGGGCATAGTTGTTATTGTATAAATTGTACAAAAAGTAAAAATCAACAGAAATACAAAAAAGCAACAAAAAATCACTTTTGGAAATTAGAACAAACTTTAAAGGCAAGCAAAGAAAGAGCTGCACGAAAAAATTTAGAA